AAGCTGGTGCAGCTAAGTCTCTCCTGAAGTCATTCTCAGAAGATGATGGAATTATGGTAATGCTCAAAGCTGCTGATGCTGCCTTTGCTGCTTCCATGCAAGAATTTGGTAAGTCCGATGTAGACGGCGAGTTCGCTACCTCTGCTGACAAACTGGATGCTCTCGTGAAGTCCTACATGGACGAAAACCAACTGAAAAAGAGTGAATTTGCTAAGGCTTATGCTGCTGTAGCTAAGACCGAAGAAGGCAAAGCACTCATCACTAAATCCTACAAAGGGGAATAATCATGGCCGTCATGCAATCTCGTGATAACCGCACTTTCATCGCTGGGGAAGACCTTTCCGCAGCACAATTCAAATTCGTAACTCTAGAGTCCGATGGTCAAGTTGACTTGGCTGACGCTGCTGGTGAGAACGCCATTGGTGTATGTCTTGCTGGTGCTGCCGCTGGTGCTGCCGTGACCGTATGTGTCTCTGGCTCCGTCATGGTAGAAGCTGGTGGCGTTATTGCTGCTGGCGCTCAAGTTCAAACTGGTGCTGATGGTACTGCTTTGACTGCCGCCGCTGGTGATGTTGTTCTGGGTTACGCTCGTGAAGCTGGCGTAGACGGTCAGATCATCGAAATCGAAATGATCCAAGGCGGCAACGTAGTCCCAGCCTAATCTAGCATTAAAGGAATAATATAATGCCACTTTTGACACCATCTCAGGTACATATCGACCAGCCGTTGTCTAACTTGACACTGGCCTATGTACAAGAACAAACTAACTTTGTCGCTGATAAAGTATTCCCAACCGTAGGCGTTGCTCGTCAGTCTGACAAGTATTACATCTATGACCGTGCGAACATGAACCGCTCTGGTGACGTAAAGAAACTTGCGCCACGCACAGAAGTTAACCGCATCGGTATGGCAGTTTCTAACGCTGCTTATTATGCTGACGTTTATGGCCTCGGCATGGACTTCGATGAGCAGACTATTGCTAACGAAGACGCAATGTTGGAAATCCGTTCCGCTGGCGCACAGACATTGACAACTCGTTTGTTGATCGACCGTGAAGAGCGTTTCGCTGACACATTCTTCAAGGCTGGCGTCTGGACTACAGACGTAACTCCTGCAAACCTGTGGTCTGACTACACTAACTCTACACCAATCTCTGATGTAACTACTGGTCGTCGCACCATGCAGTTGGCATCAGGTGGCTTCAAGCCAAACACAATGGTTGTTGGTAAAGAAGTTCGTGACATCTTGGTTAACCACCCAGACATCCTCGCTCGTTTGAACGGTGGCGCAACTGTAACAAACACAGCTTTGATTACAGATGCTAAACTGGCAGAAATCTTTGAAGTAGAGAACTTCTACGTCATGGAAGCTGTTAAGAACGGTGCTGTTGAAGGTCTTGCCGAAAGCAATAGCTTCATCGGTGGTAAGAACGCTCTGTTGGTACACACACCTCGTGCATCCGGTCTGATGACCCCTGCCGCTGGTTTGACATTCGCATGGAACTCAGTTCCCGGCGTAAACAACCTCGGTGTTACCGTTGAGTCCTTCTCTGACGATGCTCTGAAGCGTCAGCAAGTTGCAGAACACATCCAAGTTAAAATGGCCTATGACATGAAAGTCACAGGCGCTGACTTGGGTTACTTCTTCTCAGCCGTAATCGCCTAAGCGATAATACTAAAGGTGTACCCTGAGCTTAACGGCTTGGGGTACAACCCAATATATAACAGAACATAACAGTATTCATATAATGGAGAGTCCCTATGCACCCCACATACTTGGGTTGGCAGGTCGATTGGCCTGTGTTTATCAAGATGCCTTTACTGGCGGATAATACGAATTGGAAACGTGGAGATCACTTTAACTGGGCAGAGCGAGGAATAGACCAAGACAAGGTTGCTACCCTATACGCCGCAGGTTATATCCACCACAATAAAGAGCTAGAGGTTCAGAACAAGGTTGGAGATCGACTGTCTGAACTAGCTGGTAAAGACTTAGAGACCTTAGTGAACTTACTTAATGTCGAGGTAAACAAACGTACCTCCAGTAAGACAGAGTTTGAAGCTAAGAAGTGTAAGAAGTCTAAGATTGACGACAAGCAACGTGGTCTAATCAGACGCTTCCTTAATGTTAATCGCTGGATTACAGAAGACTTCTACGACATACGAGACAAGGTTCTCGCTGACTAATAACAACACCAGTTCGCTGGCACTCAGGAGACGACTTACATGGCATGGTCTTACGATCCTACAGACTTGGACACTACCACGGCCTCTGGTCGTCTCAATACAGTACGCCTTCTGATTGGAGATACTGACACAGTTGACCAACAGGTACAGAACGAAGAGATTACATTTGCTTTATCTGAGAATGGTAACAATGTATATTACTCTGGTGCTTGGGTCGCTCGTGTAATCTCAGCTAAATACTCCCGACAAGTAACGACACAACTAAGTGGTGCTTTGAGTGCTGACTATTCCGACTTAGCCAGACAGTATAAAGCACTAGCAGATGACCTAGAGTATCAAGGCAAGACCGCAGGTGCTTCGGTAGGTGTCCTAGCTGGTGGTATCACTAAGAGTGGTATTGAAGCTGTACGAGCTAACACTAACCGTATCGAAGGCTCATTCCGTAGAGATCGTTTTAAGAACCCACCAAGCTATCAAACACCTGAATACGAATAAGGAGTAAGATATGTCATTCCGCTCCTTTGACCTGCTTAACCTAGTTAGAGACTTTGGGGAAACCCTAACTCTACGCAAGGTTACTACTGCTGGTACATACAATCCAGCTACAGGCACAGTAGACAGTTCTGTCACTACCGACTATTCCGTTAAGGGGTATCTCTACAACTATAACGTAGGTGTCGCTGGTGGTAACGATGAGGTTGTTCGTGGTACTCGCAAGTGTGTTATCTCAGCCTTAGACTTAGCTGCCATCCCCGACTTTGACGATCTGATTATCGGTAGTGGTGATACAGTTAAGATTACCTCTGTCATGTCGTTATTTTCCGCTGGTACTGCTATAGGTTACATCTGTGACGTAGGAGAGTAACCTATGAAGGCAAAAAATCAGTATGTCAAGGTTAACGCTTCGTTCTACAAAAAGATGGAATATTTAGAGGACATCGTTGAGGATGCAGTCAAAGAGGAGTTGGTATCCATAGCCCAGAGTGCCGTTAGTTTCTCCCCTGTTGATACTGGCGCTTATGTGACATCCTTTTCTTTTACCACGGGTGCTGGTCGTCCAAGAGGTAAATCTTCTGATAATAAGCCGAAGAAGCAAAACCCACAACAGAAAATGCAAGAGGGCTTCCAGAACCTCCTAACGGACATCAATAAACTTGATCTAAAGAATACCACAAGCGTCCAACTCAGGAATGGCTCACCTCACGCATATGATGTAGAGGAGGGTACAAACTGGAGACGGACTGCCGGATATAAAGTTTTTGCAAAGATAAGGAATATCTATGGCTAGTATTCAGAATGATATTCGGGCTGCACTTGAGAGCCACTTAGCTGGAACATCCGGTCTACCCGACATAGCCTATGAGAACGTAGCATTTGAGCCTGTGACAGGCACTAGATTCCTCAAGGTACAATACCTCCCCACGGTCACTAGACCTGCTGTAAGGGGCTTAAACCCACAACTGAGATACCAAGGTGTATTCTCCGTAACAGTCTTTGCCCCCGAAGGTCAAGGCCCAGCTACCGCAGACGACTACGCTAACAAAGTGATAGACGCCTTCGCAGCAACCACTGACATCTCGTTTACCAATGGTGATGCAGAAACAATCATAGTGTCTATTGACTACGCTGAACGTCAGCAGGGAATGATAGATAGTCCTTGGTACTTTGTTCCGATTAACATCGGCTGGTACATATACAAATAACTTCCAATAGGAGAAACCAACATGGCCTTTGCACAGGGTTCACGCTCCAGTCTGTCGTTTATTACCGAATCTACGTTTGGTACGACACCCGCTGGCAACTTCACTAACCTCCCATTCAGCACCCACTCTTTAAATCTTACTAAAGATCGTGTTGCTGGTAACGATATTCAAGCTGACCGTATGGCTCGTGTTGATCGTCATGGCAACCGTCAAGTAGGTGGCGACATTGTTGTTGACCTCCGTGATGGTGATTACGATAGCTTCCTTGAATCAGCTATGCTTAACACTTGGGCGACTAACGTACTTAAAGTTGGTGTTACACCTAAGTTCTTCTCAATTGAAGACTACGCTGCTGACATTGACCAAGCTCGTGTATTCACAGGCATGTCAGTTTCCACTATGGCTATTTCCCTCGCCCCTAACCAGATGGTTGCTACAACTTTTGGTATGGTAGGCAAAGACATGTCCATGAGTGCCACTGAGAAGACACAGGATGCTGCCTCTGGTGCTGCACCTTTCGATGCTTACTCAGGCGACCTTTCTATCGGTAACGTAGGCGGTGCTGCTCCTGTAGCCATCGTGACAGCCCTTGACTTCACCCTGAACAACTCATACGCACCTACCTTCGTAATTGGCGATGATAGCGCACCTTCCCTTGAGTATGGTCGTGCAGAAGTTGAAGGTACAATGACAGCTTATTTTGAAGATGCTGCGTTAATCAACCGTTTCCTCAATGAGACTGAAACTGAGATTGAAGTATCCGTAGATGATCCTACAGGTGCTAACACATATACCTTCCAATTCCCACGAGTGAAAATCAACTCTGCTGATGTTGGTGTCGATGGCCCAACTAGCCGTATGATCTCTATGTCCTTCGTAGCCCTCTATGATGCTACAGAAGGTACTAACCTTAAGATCACACGCCCAGCATAAGAATACCTAGCTAGGTAGTGGAGGCTCCTGAGTCGGGTCGGGGGTCTCCACGTTAATCAACCCGACATAACTTCCCCCGAAAGGAAACCCCGATGGACTTGAAAGACCTGACACCGAATTTAGACGACATTGTTGTTGAGATTAAACATCCAGCAACAGGTGATGTACTTAAGAATGACGATGGCACGAATATGACAATTACTATTCTTGCGCCCCATTCTAAAGAGTATAAGAAAGCTCAACATGAGCAAATCAGCAAGCGGCTTAAGAAAGCTCAGAAGAGTAAGTCTCAAGATGTTGACTACTCAGATATTGAGGAAGCTACGCTGGAGGTCTTAGCTAAGACGACTAAGGCTTGGAACATTACCTACGGCGGAGAGGTGCCTAAGCTCACTATCGCTAAGGCCAAAGACATTTACGAAGAAGTCTTTTGGATTAAGAGCCAGCTTGAGGAGGTTGTGACTGACTCTCTGGATTTTACGAAGGTCTGATCTGTGAGTTAGTTAAGTGGGCT